ATCTGGACCACATATTAAATTATTGATAGATGAATTACTTGAGTTAAGAATTATGAGAGATAAAGTAGATCACCCAAGAAAAGGATCAAAGGACTTGGCCGATGCGGTGTGCGGATCAATATATAATGCAATAAGTCTTACAAGGCCTGATTTTGGCGCAGTAGAGGTTCACACCTATAGCTCTATTAAAAAACAGCAAAGGGATCAAGAGAAGCAGGAAAGCCCTAATTTGATTAAGGCTCCATCTGCGATGCCCAGAAGTTTGGCGGAAGCACTAGACGGAATGGAAATAGTATGAGCATATATCAAGATAAAGCAAAAGAATGTAAATGTTGTGGAAAACATGTGCCTCTTCCAGTTAGATTAAAAGAATATAATGGAATTAAGGTATGTCCTACTACGTTTGACAACATAATGGAATATAAAAAAATATGGAATGAGTCAGGAAAGAGACCTCCAGGAAGTATAAGAAAACATTTTTCTGATTATGTACAACAGATTGTAGAGAAATCTATTGACAATAATCAGTCAACAAATATATAATTCAACTAGGCACCAGTAGCTTAGTTGGTTAGAGCCCCCGACTCATAATCGGGTAGTCGTAGGTTCAAGTCCTACCTGGTGCACAAAGGAGAAATATGAACGACGAAGAAGCATTAGAGCAAATACAAAGATATATCGAAATGGGTGCTATAAGACTTGCTGGGTATAACGAAGACGGAGAAGCTGTTTTTGAATTAAATGAAGCGGTTACAAAAGAAATAGCTCCAGAGTTATGGGAAGCACACATGGAATATGTCGACGAAAACCTACTAGATCTTTTTGAATCAGGATTAATGGATGTTGAATATGATGAAAATTTAGAAGCAACTATGCATTTTACACAAGAGGGATACAGCATAGCAAAAGAAAAAGGAATAATACCAATAGAAGATATTGACGGATACGATACTAATTAGATATACTTATATGCCCTTGTAGCTCAGCGGATAGAGCGAGGCTCTTCTAAGGCCTGCGTCAGAGGTTCGATTCCTTTCAGGGGCGCACAGTGGACCATAGCTCAGTTGGCAGAGCGTAGAGCTGTTAACTCTAATGTCCCAGGTTCGAGCCCTGGTGGTCCAGCGGGAATAATCCCATCTTATATATAGGAGAAAAATGAAAACAGTAGGAAATAAATTAAGTCCATTTAGGATTGTTGGCGTAAAGCCAGGAAGACTAGATGCATCTGATGATGTTTTTGAAGTATTAAGCGAAAAGTCATTTCCAGGACAATGGAAGGTAGTTGTTTTTTATCCAAAAGATTTCACCTTTGTTTGCCCAACAGAAATTGTTGCGTATGATAAGTTAGTTAATGACTTTAAAGATCGTGATGCTGTTCTTTTAACAGGTTCAACAGATAATGAATTCTGTAAGATCGCATGGCGCAACGCACATGAAGATCTAAAAAAGACAAATTCGTGGTCATTTGCGGATCAAATTCGTGACTGGACATATTCAGAAAATGATGATGAGTCGTACACTGGCTTAGCACACCAGCTTGGAATTCTTACAGATGACGGAGTTGCGCTTCGTGCAACATTTATAATTGATCCAGAAAATGTCATTCAGCATGTTACAGTAAACAATCTAAATGTTGGAAGAAGCCCAGAAGAGACATTACGTATTCTTGATGCTCTTCAAACAGGCGAGCTTTGTGCATGCAACAGAAGTCTTGGTGGAGAAACTCTATAATGTGGGTTGAACAACTTAAAGAGTCTTTGCCAGAATATGCTAAAGATATTAAATTAAATCTTGATGCTGTCATTAATCGTAGTACGGTTGATCCAGATCTAGCCACCCACTTAGCTTTGGCAGCCTCATTTGCTACTGGAAATGGCAAGCTTATTGCATTTATTGCCGCTTCTTCTACAAACGAAGTAGAAAAAAATGCAGCAATGACTGCTGGCGCCCTCATGGCTCAAAACAATGTGTGGTATCCATACATTGAAATGGCAGATGATTCAAACCTAAAAGGTCTTCCTGCACAATTAAGAATGAATGCAATTGCTTCTCATGGCGGAACTACAAAGGCTAATTTTGAGGCGTACTCATTGGCTTCATCTATAATTGGTAAATGTCACTTTTGTGTTAAAGCACATTATGAAACATTAAAGCAAGAAGGATTTAGTGTTGAGCAGTTAAGAGATATTGGAAGAATTGCTGCAACAATTAATGCATTGGCTAAGATATTAAATTCTTAGCTTAGGCGCCTCCCTAGCTCAGTGGTAGAGCATCCGCCTTGTAAGCGGAAGGTCGTCAGTTCAATCCTGACGGGGGGCTCGTGAATACAAAAACTTATTGGGATTACTCCAATTTAGAAGATGAGTTTTTAAATATATTCGATGATATATTTATAAAAACTGGAAGTCTTCTCAGGGTAGATAACATAATATCTTCTAGGTCATATCTTCTTTACTCTATTTGTAAAAAGGCATCTTTAATGGATGGAGATTTTGTAGAATGTGGTACGTATCTGGGAAGCTCTGCAGCGTTTATGGCAGCTTCCTGTAAAACAACCCTTCACCTATTTGATTCTTGGGAAGGGGTTTCAAGTCTAACTGAATTTGATAATAATTTATATTTAGAACAAAGTTTTAAATGTGATATAAATTCAGCAAAAAAGAATTTATCTAAATATAATAATATAAATTTTTATAAAGGATGGATACCAGAAAGATTCAACGAAATTGAAAATAAAAGTTTTTCTGTTGTTCATATAGACGTAGATCTATATGAGCCAACTAAAGCATCTATAGAGTTTTTTTGGCCAAAGATAATTCCTGGAGGATTTATGGTTATAGATTTTCATGATGGTAATTCACATGGCGTCAAAAAAGCTGCCAATGATTATTTTAAAGAAGACCAAATTGATATGTTTTTAACAGAAGTTGCTGTGATAAAAAAATGATAGTAGAACAAGATATAATTGATGCAGGGCATACAGAATATTCTGTAATAGATAAAAATATATTTCTTATTAAAAATTTTATATCCGAGTCGGAATGTGATAGTATTATTAATGTAATAAATAAACTATCGGAAAGTGATTGGAATAAATTTGATGTTTATCAAGAAGACAACGGGTGGAAGCATAGATTATACGATCATGGAATAATTCAAATAGAAGATGGTTTAAAGTCTAGGGTTGAAAAAATATTTAGTAAGATGAATAATCCATATGCTATTCCATATAAAATTATACTAAGACAGTTTCCAGGAGGCAAAATGATTCCTCATGCAGATGACGATTATGAGCCAGCTACAAAATTAACTAGGAAGAGATTGTCTGCTGCAATTATATATTTGAATGATGATTATTCTGGTGGGGAATTAAATTTTGTTAAAAAAAATATTAAGATTAAGCCTCCAGCCAGGTCTTTAATGCTGTTTGAAACTGGAGATGAAAATATTCACGAAGTAAAAAAAGTAGAGGGTGATATAGCTAGATACTGCCTACCTTCTTTTGTGTTTATAGATTTGCCCTTGTAGCCCAGTGGCAGAGGCATGCGACTTAAAATCGTACAAGCGTTGGTTCGAATCCAACCAGGGGCACTAAATGGTATAATAATATAGTCTAGGAGGACTAATGGAAAAAGTATTACATAAGCATGATGTGTTAGAAATAAAAAACTTTATTTCTAAAGAAGAGTCCAAGGCTCTTGTAGATTATTGGAACAGTTTAAATGCGTGGCAACCAACATGCTTTTATAATTCAAATGTAATTGGTAACACTGGAAAGTCTCACGAACCTTATTGGGGTAAGATTTTGGGAGAAATTACAGATAGGCTACATACAGAAGCAGAAGCATTATTTAATAGAAGATTAAAGCTATTAACCTTAAGTACTCACAGATGGGATCCAGGATCTTTTGCAGGAGATCACGCAGACAATGCTGAATTAGATGGAACTCCTAATGGTTGGATGCAAAACAAACTTGTAACTATACTATATCTTAATGACGACTATGATGGCGGATACTTAACTTTTAGAGATCATAAGATTGCTATTAAGCCAGAAACTGGTACATGCGTAATATTTGACGTAGGAATTAACAACGTGCATGCGGTTACAGAAGTACAAAATGGTAATAGATATACGATGTTATTATCATATGACTATGAAGAGTCTAAGTATGATGTTGACTTAGAAGAAATGAGACTTTCTCAAAAACCAATGCAAGATGCTCAAAAGCAAGAGTGGCGACAGGGAGTCGTTCCACCATCAACAATGGCAACAATGCCAGAATAAATAAAAAATGGATCAATTAATAAGCTCTTTAAAAGAGTTTCAGTCTAACTCTGTTGTGTTTTATCATTTAGTTCACGGGTTCCATTGGAATACAGAATCTACATTGATGAGACAATCTAGAATTATTTTTGAAGAAATATATAAAGACGTTTGGGAAAGCACTCATGAAACTTCTGAATGGCTAAGAAGATTAGGGGCAGAAGCACCATATACTTTAGAAGAATTTAGCTATCATCAAACTTTAGGTGATGTAAAGCCAAGCACTTATTGTGGAGTTGAAATGACAATTCATTTAGTTCCAATTAATCAAAAAATGATTAGCCTAATCAAGGTTCTATTAGAGCAGGCTTATATAAGAAAAGAGTTCGGGCTAGTACAATATTTGTCTGAAAGATTAAAAAAGCATCAGACATGGAATTGGCAAATGACTTCACACCTAAAGCTTCCTCCAAATCCTTGGAAATCTTTAAAGGATTAAAATGCGTTATAAAAATAACTTTGTCAGCCTTTCTTTTGATGATATACTGCTGCTACCAAGTGGAAAATTGGAAGTAGATTACAGAGAAGACGTAAATCTATCAATGACAATTGGCAATCCAAAACAACCACAATCTCAATTAACTTTAAGCACACCTATTATGATTGCTCCAATGGAGTATGTAACTAGCAACAAAATGCTTATTGCAATAGATAAATTGGGAGGAATAGGTTTTGTTCATAGATTTAAAGAAACTGAATCTAGAATTAAACAAATAAATGATGTTGGTGGCAAAGCTGGTTTTTCAGTAAGCATAGATGAATGTTTTGATAAGCAGTTAATTGATTCTGTTTTAAAATCTGGATGTAAAGTTTTTTTAATTGATACTGCAGTTGGATATAGTAATAAGGCTATTAAAGCTTTAAAAAATTTAAGACAATTAGTAGGAGATAAGGTTCACATTTCTACTGGCAATGTGGCTACTTATGAATCTTACGAACTTTTAATGTCTAGTGGGGCTGATTCAGTTAGAGTTGGTATAGGCGGCGGAGCAGCTTGTGTAACTAGAACAGTAACTGGATTCGGTGCGCCTACGCTATCATCTATCATGGATGTTTACAGCAACATAGATCCAAAAGAAATTAATGGAATTATTGCTGATGGTGGAATAAAACAAAATGGAGATATCGTTAAGGCTTTAGCGGCTGGGTCAAGTGCAGTCATGATGGGGAGCATGTTTGCTGGTCATGAAGAGTGTGACGGGTTGCTAGAAAATGGAAATTATAAATTCAGAGGCTTGGCTTCAGAAGAAATGCAGTCTGACTTTAAACCCAAAAATGATAATTGGGTAAATCATGTTGAAGGAGTTTCTGGAGAAATTAAACCTAAAGGTAGTGTAGAAAATACAATTAAACATATGATAAATAATATGAGAAGCGGATTATCATATTGTAATGTAAATAATATATTAGACCTTCAAAATAATGTTAGATATATTAAAGTATCAAACTCTTCAATTGTTGAATCTGGCAGACGTATTTGATATAATGTATGTAGGTCGCCAAATGGGGCCTAATTAACTTATTCGCTTAAAGGAGGAATAATGGTAACACAATTTGCCATGGATCTTTTTAGAGATCCTTTTTTTATAGGGTTTGACAATCTAACCCGATATTCTAATATCTATCGTGAGGCCACTCATCAATCTTATCCGCCATACAATTTGGTAAAGGTTGACGAGGATACCTATCAGTTATCGCTTGCGCTTGCTGGATTCAGCAAGGACGAAGTAAGTGTTTCTGTAGATAACGGAAGCTTAATAGTTAAGGGTGAGAAAACCGAGGAATCTTCTAAAGAAGTTCTTCATAAGGGTATCGCAACCAGAAAGTTCACACGCACCTTTGCTCTTGGAGAGTATATGGAGGTGGATCGTGCTGAAATGGCAGACGGTATTCTTAACATCTTTGTGGAACGAAACATTCCCGAAGAAAAGAAACCCAAAACGATCAAAATTAAATAAGATATAATAAAATAGTCGGGCGAGACAGCGACTATAAATAACTGGTATAGTCCTGAGCATGACTGTAAAAAACTGCTCATTAAAAGAAAGGTGTTTTAGTAATGAGGAATGTTAGATATTTTAGCAAACAAAATGAAAAATTTAATTTTAAGTTGCATAAAATTTTTGACATTTCAGAAATAGAAAATAAAATAAGATTATTTAATTCTGAATGGCTTATTGATACTTCTAGGCAAAACATGTATGTTCCTCATAAAAACACTAATACATATTTTTTAATTGAACACTCAAATCATTGGCAATATGGAGACATGTATATGCCACAGTTTAAATGTTTAGATAAAGAATTGTGGGAATCTGTTAAGCCAATAGTTAAATATTTAGAATCAATTATTGATGGTAAAATGGGTAAAGTGGTTTTGATTAATCTCCCAAGTGGTAAAGATATATTAGAGCATCAAGACAAGGGAGACTATTTAGATATAGTTAGAAGATTTCATATACCAATCATTACAAACGAAAATGTTTGGTTTAAAGTAGAAGATGAGGTAAAAAATATGAAGGCGGGGGAGTGTTGGGAAATTAACAACTCTAAACCTCATTCTGTTAAAAATGAGGGCATTGAAAACAGAATACATTTAATGATAGACATTATGCCGATGATTGGAGTTAATTCTTATAATGCCAAGATATGAATATACCTGCATTGAATGCAATTATGGCATAGAAGTTACTAAATCTTTTGATGATGCAAACACATCAGAGTTTTGTAAAAAATGTGGAAAAGTAATGAATAAAGTTTACGGTACATTTGGAATTCAATTTAAAGGCGGCGGGTTTTATTCAACTGGAGGATAATCCAAAATAGTTAAATGATATAATTAACTTGTTACAAAATTTGTAACAGGGAGTTATCAGTTGACTAGGACTAGATTATGGAGATTATCTTTAGCCGCCATTTTAGGCTTTGGTTGGCTATTTGTAACCCCTGCCTATAGTGATGATCCATTAAGTTTAGCCGCTCAAGAAATACAAAAATTAAACGATAGCGTAGCTGATTTAAATTATAAAACAGAATTTGAATCATTAATAGATATATCTGAATCTAAATATGATGACGCAGTAGATGCAAGGGATGCGAGAGACGATGCTGCAGATGTTTACAATTCAGCAGTAGAAGCAGAGGCTACAGCATTAAACGAAAAGCTTTTGGCTCAAACTGCAGTAGATGGACAGACTGTTACTGTAGCTACAAAACTACAAGAAAAAAATGACGCTCAATCAGCATTAGATATATCAGCGGTAAATTTAGCAACAGCAAATACCAACCTTCAAACTGCTCAAAATGCTGTAAATAATGCTGGATCAGCAGGATTACAATATACTGTTTATCATCTATTAAGAGATGGCTATATTAACGGGCAGCATATAGCGGTACCTGGCTCTGTCATATGTACAGGTGTCTGGAATTCAAACTCTATGAATCTTCCAGTTTGCGGATACTACGAAGACATTATTGTTAAATTTACTGGCAAAATTACAGTACCGTCAGATTGGACAAACGTATACTTTGCTGGATACACAGACGACGGATTTAGAATGTATGTAGATGGCAACCTTGCTGTAGACAATTGGGTTGAACAGGGTGCTACATGGAGCACCTATTCTCCAATATATAATGTTAGCCAAGATAAAACTTTAGATGTAGAAATATGGTGGTATAACGGCGGTGGCCCAGGATCTTATCATCTCGGATGGTCAATTCCAGGTGGGTGGACTGGCGCAGGATGTGCTTATACTGGTGGATGGGGAGTAGGATTTAGTTGTAACCTTAATACATTTTCTTACGGATCAGGTGCAACACAACAACAATTAGATAATTTGTCTGCAGCACAGGCAGCAAAAACGGCTGCACAACAAGATTATAATACTAAATTAGCAACACGTAACACTAAAGTATCTGAATATAATTCTGCTAACTCAACTTTAACAATTCATAATCAAACTTTAACAACTAAAACAACTGCTCACAATGCTGCAATTATAAACACAGCAAATAAATTACAGGATAAAGAGGATGCAATAGACGCATATGATCAATCAATTATAGATTTAAATAATGCTATTGATAATGCCTGGAACTATTATGATGAGCAAATGGCTAGAGAAATTGCTACTGCATTAGCACAAGCCGCCGCTGCCGCTGCTGCTAACCAGCCAACGACAGAACCAACGCCAGAACCTTCTCCAGAGCCAACAGAAGAAGTTACTCCAGAGCCAAGCCCTGAACCTTCTCCTGAACCATCGCCTGAGCAAACTGAACCAGTCGATCCCACTCCAGAGCCAAGCCCTGAAGCCACAGATGAGGCGACGCCAGAGCCAACTCCTGAACCTGAGCCATCTCCAGAACCTTCACCAGAGCCTTCACCTCAGCCAACGGATATAGATCCAGAGCCAACTCCTGAACCAAAGCCAACTCCGACTGAACCTTCTGAAGAATCACAAGACAATGTTATCATAAAGGATGAAGAGTTACTAGAGTTAATTCCAGAAAAAGGGACGGGAACTTCAGAAGATCTTACTTCAGTTATAGCTAATTTAACAAGCAAGGATAATAAATTAGTTACATTGAGTCCAGAGCAAATTGCTGCTGTTAGCCAGACACTAGTTGCATTAACAAATGAGGCAAAGATCGAGGTTGCACAAGACCTTGGCATTAAAGCAACTGAAGTTGCCGTAATTGCAGAAGCAATGAAGTCTAATCCAGAATTAGCCATAGCATTTGTTGAATTTAAGGATAGGGAAGCAGCAGCAGAAGGCGCCACCATGCCTTACACATTAGCTGACGCTACCACAGAAGTACAGACAGAAGCATTTTTGGCGGACCCAATAGGAGCAGTTTTAGATATAGATTTAAGTAAAGTTTTAAGCCCATCAGAATGGGGCAAGGATATGACAGATGACCAAAGAGAAAAAGCACAGGAAGTTGTCATACCAGTAATTATTGCAAGTAATATCGTGGCTGCAGCCATGACTAGGAGGATATAATGAAAATAATAAAGGCTATTTTAAATTATGCCTGGGAAGTAATTAAGGAGAGCATAGCCCAAATATTTACCCTTCTAGGGTTTTTTATTGCTTGGCTGACCCTTACAGGCACAGCCCAGCAGGTAGTTGGCGTAGCAACATTAATTGCTACTGTTATTTGGCTAGCGACAATACCCTTAAGAAAAGAAGAATAAAAATGCTATAATTGAGGCATGAGAAAATTAGGTGCCTCATTAGCTAGCATAATGCTAGCCTTCACAGTTACATCGTGTAACTTTGATGGTTCATTTCGATATGAATGCCAAGACCCAGCCAACTGGGAAAAGGCAGAATGCAATCCTCCAATTTGTGAAACTACTGGGACCTGTTCCAGAGATTTAGTTGGACAGGAAATATGGGATGAGTACCAGAAATCAAAGGTAAAAAATGGCTAGAGAAAGATTAACCCCACAAGATCTTGATGCAAGATTAAAGTTTATTCTTGGAATCACTCTTGGAACAATTTTGTTATGTACATCATTAGGAATTTTGTATGCTCTTATATTTGTAACACAACCAATTGGAGCACAATCAGAAAATGACAAAATGTTTTTTAATGTTCTTGGTAGCGTTGCAACATTTATCACAGGAACTCTTGCAGGTTTGCTAATTGGTCAGTCTGGTGCTAAGGATGTTATGGCAGCACAGATGGCAAATAAAGAAATAGATGCAAAGAATACTCAGGCAGATAAAAAACTTGAATCAGAATTAGAGATTAATGAATTGAAGGCTGAAGTAGAAGCTGATGCAGTTAGGGCAAGATTAGACGCAAAGCCAAATGATCAAATGCCAGTAGAGCAACCAGTAGATACTGATTGGGATAAGGAATAATTATGCCATGGAATATTAAGCAGGGTGCGGCAGGATGCAAAGGCTATGCTGTTGTAAAAGAAGGTACAAACGAATTAGTTGGATGCCATGATAGTGAAACTAAAGCTAAAGCACAACTTAGAGCACTATATGCTAGCGAAGTTGAAAAGGCTAACCCTTGCTGGGATGGATACGAAATGGTTGGTTACAAAAATAAAAATGGGAAAAAGGTTCCCAATTGCGTCCCTAAAGTTAAAAAGGGAATTTTTGGAAGAGGTAAAAATTAATTATGTCAAATGATTTTGTAGTACCAGCAGAAACAGAAAAGGCTCCAAAGGGTAGCGCAGCCAGATTAATACAGGTTGCCAAGTCACAAGTTGGTTATATTGAAGGTCCAAAAGATAATGAAACAAAGTACGGAGCTTTTACTAAAGCTAACTTTCAGCCATGGTGTGGATCATTCGTAATGTGGTGCGCTGATCAAGCTGGAGTAAAGGTTCCAAATACTGTTTACACTCCAGGTGGTGCAGCAGCATTTAAAAAATCTGGAAGATGGATTGATGTAGATTTAGCTGATCCAGAGCCAGGGGATATTGCATATTTTGATTTTCCTGGAGACGGAGTAGATAGAATTTCACACGTTGGAATTGTTGTAGAGGACAATGAAGATGGAACCGTATGGTGCATTGAAGGAAATACTTCAAGTAGCAAAAAAGGAAGTCAAAGAAATGGCGGAGAGGCTTGTAGACAACTTCGTGCATTTAAAAAGAATAAAAAAGGTGTACAGGTTTCTATAGTAGGGTTCGGGCGTCCTAAATTTAAAGCATCATGAACAAATTTAGTGTAAAATTGGAAATATTGGCAGAGGTTGAAGCCTTTGACGAAGATGATGCCAGAGATTATATAAATGATATTTTTGGGACTGATGATGAAGTTAAATCAATAAAGATCATCAGTTTGGCAAAAAAATAGGAGAAAAAATGAGTATACAAGAAGACATACAGCAGGTTAAGGTAGATTCAGATTACCAAAGATATCTGGATTCAGGAGTAAGACCTGCGATACAATCACTTTATGATGTTAGCATAAATGGGGCAGACGGAACAAATAATTTCCTTGAGCAGTATAAAGGAAAGGTAACTTTGTTTACAAATACCACAGTTGGTTGTGGAAATGCTAATCAGTTAGAAGTTTTAAAATGGCTACACGATGACTATGAGTCACAAGGATTTTCAGTAATAGGGGTCCCAACAAATGATTATTGTGGTGCTGGAATTACAAAATCTAACTTTAAGCCAGAAAGGTTTGCAAAGGGCATTACCTGCGGAATGGATTCCCAAGTGTATAGTGAAGAGGTCTACGGAACAACATTTGGATATACAGAAATGACTCATTCTAATCCTAACGAATTAGTTTCAGCAACTGTAGGGTCTCCTGCTGGACATAATGGTATTGGCGAGCCGTATGGTGAACCACATGATTTCTGGAAACAAATAGCTGCACAATCTATTGCAATTTTTGACTGGAAAACATATAGCGGAATTCCAACAAGTTCTCAAGATTATTATTCATGGTGGCTAAATATGGGATTTGACGGTGGATATAAAATGTCAGGAAACTATGAGAAGTACTTATTCGATAAAGATGGTTACTTTTTAAAGAATTTTAACTGCCAAGTTCTTACCTACGATCACGAGAGACTTGTTAAAGAGGGTGCAGAAAAGGCTGGAGGAGTTTTATCTCATGCTATGGGAAGATCTCAGAAGGTATTTGATGAGGAATATGCAGTTGTTAAGGCTGCAATTGAATCAGCTTTAAATGGAGAATTATCTCTTTTAAACCCTAAAAACCCTAATTATATAGGTGGATAATTATTTTATCTTAATTTAAAAGAATAGTGCTTGTCTTATTGACAAGCACTGTTCTATTCCTGTATAATAATATACAGGTCTAAAACATAAAAATTGGACATATGCTACATTTATATGAAAATGGAGTAGAAATACTCAGAAAAAAGCTTAATGAAAAAAAGCTAGAATCATATTGGGAAAATTACAATTTGATAATATGGAAAAAAGACTCAGGCGGATTTTCTAATACCAAAGGTGTATATAGAAATAATAACTGGGGAATCGCACATGAATTTTCAGTTACTTCAAAAGGAACTTGGGAATTACCGCTAAAATATGTCAGATATTTTAAATGAATTAAAATCTGATGAAGATAGCCTAAAGTGGTGGCATCTCGCAGCATGTCAGGGAATGGACACAAATCTGTTTTTTGATAAATATGAGCTAGATGTTTCTATGGCAAAAGCTATAGATCAATGTTGCCTGTCATGCCCCGTAATAAAAATGTGTTATTTGTCTGGAATAGAAAATAATGAGTATGGAGTGTGGGGCGGAATTTATTTGTCATCAGGATCATTAGATAAGATGAAAAATATTCATAAAACAAAAGATATTTGGAAGCAGATAAAACAAAAAAATGCCATCTAATTTATATGATAACAAACACTTTAAACATGGCGTTAATTTATGGACTGGTGAGCCTAACAAGCCAGTATTTTACAACGAAGAAATGAAAAAGAAACTTAGAGAAATAAAGAAGCCCTTGCTTCTTATGATGGATGTAGTTAAATATCCAGAATTTCTCGCCTTAAGATTATATGAGGATAACTTTATACAGTTTACTGGAAGTAAAAAAGAAGAAGTTATAGATTATGTTACAAAGGTAAAAAAGATGATTGAGTCATACGGTGTAAGATGCGAACTTGAGGGGGTTCCAGGTGGAAGATCAATTACTTGATGTGTATATATATTCAGAAGCAGTGTATGGAACAATCAAATTCATGGGAGCATTTGCCTCCATGGTGACATACGAAAAAAATGGCATTCATTACGAAGAGCTATTGGAAAATGATGATTTTGAGGTAATCAATTAATGGGAAATCAACAAGAATATTTAGAGAAATATAAAGAGGAAAGCTTAAAGCAGCTAAATCCAGAACACTTTGATGTTGTAATCAATTTTTTAAAAACAAATTCGCAAATTAATCCACACTATATGATAACTATTTCTAGAGACGGAGAGTCGCCAGCAAGATCTATATATCATTTCCCAAATGCTATTGAAGCTGTAGAAAATTACAACAAATACACTGATTGGGGTTTTGCAAAAAATTATTTAACCGTAACATTGTATGGTCCTGGTGGAAAATTATCAGAAAAAGTTTTAAAAAGACCTTTAGGGGGCACACAAGGAGACTGTACTTTTGTTAGGGAAGATTATGTAAAAGCAGAAAAAATATTACTAAGCTATAAAGATAAAATTGATACAGATTATTATAAAAATTTAGTAAAAGATTTTGCTGGATTATTCTCAAGGGATAATATCAGATTTGATGTTTCTAGATTTTTTAGAGAATGTCAATGTGAAGAGGTATTTGAATAAATGGAAAAGATACTTTGCTATTCATGTAATAAAAGCAAAAATAAGTTAAATGTTAGAAGGTCTTCTCTTCTTCCAATTAATTTATTTTTATGTCAGACTTGCATAGATCAAAAAATGGAGCCAAGGTGGGTGGTCTTAATTTCTGGAAGACAGAATGGACATGAGCACGTGAAAGAATTTGTTCAGAAAAAAAGATATATTGGCTCTGAAATAACTGCAGCAGAATTATTAATTTAAATCTATTTTGATGTATAATTAATCTATAATGCAAATAGATTATATTACAGTTACGTTAACTCTGTTAGCGGCGATATTAAGCGGTTTTGCCACCGCAATTATTGCTGGAATTAGGGATGCCAAAAAAGAAAGAGTTAGAAGGGAAGAACGAGATAAAGACCATTTAAAAATGGAGGTCAAAGATCTCAAAATAGATCTATATAAATTAGAAAAAGAATTAACTGAGTGGAAAGATAAATATTATGAAGCCATTCAGGAATTAATTACCCTTAAAGCTGAATTAGAAAATGCATTAACTATGCTTAATCATATAGAATTTCATGAAGACCTGGACTCGGAATATTTAAAATAGTACAATAGGTTTATGACCTGTATTGTTGCCCTATCAGTAGGAAATAAAGTCTTCCTTGGAGGAGACTCTGCAGCATCCGATGAGAAATCTGGATTAATACTTCAAACAACTGATTCAAAAGTTTTTAAAATTGGTCAATACGGAATTGGATTCGTAGATAGTTTTAGAATGGGTCAGATATTACAGTACAACTGGACTCCTCCGATTTATAAGCCAACCGCAGGATTTAAGAATCTTGATAAGTTCATGCGTACAAAGTTTGTAGAGTCTATAAAAGAAGCGTATCAAGAACATGGTTTTGGAAGATTTGGAAACAACGCTCCTGAAGATGGAGATGAAGGTGGCGTTATAATTATTGCTGTTCAGAATACTGGCAGAATATTTATAATGGATTACGATTATCATGTTTCTGAAGTAGATGTAGAATACTTAGCAGAAGGAAGTGGACAACAGGTAGCACTTGGTTCTTTGTTTTCTACATCAACTATTCGATTGCCAAGAAAACGTGTAAGGATGGCTTTAGAGGCATCAGCAAAATTTATAATGAGCGTCCGTGGCCCCTTTACAATTATAGAGGTCTAGGGTATAATAAATTTATGGAAGAGCCACAAGACATAAATGATTTAAGGCCAGACTATAGTAGGTCTATGGATGTCAGGGGAGTTCCAACACACATATGTCCATGCGGATCAAATGTCTGGAATTTAAAAGTAATTTTTTATAACTTTGAAATAGCAAGTTATTTTTTAGATATGGAGTGTGCCGATTGCGGTACACTTGCTACGGCTCCAACGCCAATAGATAGAGACGGATCAGAATGAGAAAGTCAGAAAAAATCAATATGCTTGAGCTAGAGCTATATAAAATGCGTATTGAATTAGATTTAATTCATGAAATTTTAAACAATATTATTGCAGTGCAAAATGCCCCTCAAGAGAACGTCCGTAATCTTGATTCTGGCAAATGGTATCCACGTAGACTTCCTCCACAACAGTAATAGCTATTGACAGTCAGTAAGCTATTTAGTAGAATTGTCTACATGAAAAAACTAATAACGGCTTTAGTAGCCATCACACTAACAATCACATCAATGCCTGCACAGGCAAATCTGAAGAACAAAACATCTGTTCCTACTCTGGCGATTTTAGACAGTGCTCTAGACACCAGCATTCCATTAATTAAATCTAAGCTTATTCAAGAAGTTTGTATATTAGACTGGCCTTCTTGCCCAAATGGTAAGAATTTTATGGAAGGTGCATCTTCATCGTATCTCTCTTCTCTTATTTTATCAACAAGTAATTTTAACCATGGAACACAAATGGCTTCGATTGCAACTGCTGCAAATCCAAACATGAACATTCTTTTTGTCAGAATTATTGGAAATACTTCTAAGGGTGCAAGACAGACTACAGGACCAAATACTTTGCCAAACGCATTGTCTTGGGTGCTATCAAATAAAGATAAGTACAACATTGTTGCGGTATCTGTTTCTCAGGGAAGCCAGTCCGCTCTTAGAAAAAATACACAACAGTATTGCCCAGTGAGCGCAACAGATAATGCCATAAATAATCTTTACAGTGCTGGAATCCCAGTATTCTTTCCTGCTGGCAATGACAGAGATCGTGCAAGAATCAATTGGCCAGCATGTATACCAAATTCTGTTGCAGTCGGCGGAGTAGAATCATATGGAGACATTTCAATTTTTAGTAATTATGATAAAAATTTAATTGATATTTGGACACCAATCTACTCACCTTCAATTTATCCAGGCAATATTTATGGAAATTCGTTTGGTACATCAGTTTCTACGCAAATTGCAGCAGCGCAATATGTTGCTTTAAAGACTGCAAAACCAAATCTTACATTAGATCAACTACTTTTGTTGATTAAGTCTACTGGTAAGCCAATTTCAAATTCAATTAAAGAAACTGGACTTATGTTTAATTTAGGAGCAGCATTAAATGGATAAGAATGTAACTATGCTTCAAGGAATCATTGAAGATGTTGCTACTGAGTTGTACCAAAAATGGTACAACTCAGTTCCTACTACTGAGGTAAATGAAGAATCGTCTCAAGCAATGATGAAAAACGCCTTCGACACATCATTTTTTGTTATTCAAAGATTCATGGATAAGTTTAACAAAGAGGCGGAAGCACTAAAGGGTGTTGACGATCAAGGTAACATTTAGTAGGATATATCCATGCAAACATTTTTACCACATCAAGATTTTTCTAAAACCGCTAGCAGGCTAGATAGAAAACGTCTTATTAAGCAAAGCGTAGAAAATCTACAAGTTCTAAAGTCTTTAGCTGGACTTTATAGTTCAGGTGCTTGGAAAAATCACCCAGCAGTAAAAATGTGGGATGGTCATGAAGACTGGCTATTTTTATATAACGAGTCTATTGTTAAAGAGATACTAATGAGAGGCTATAAAAACACAACACACGCCACCTTTGATCAAATTTATCAAGACCATTTTATGCTCATGGAGTCAGACAAGCCCTGGTGGCTAGGTGATGAGCGTGTTCATTATTCTCATCGTGGCAGACTTTATGAAAAAGACCCAGATAAGTATTATTTCTATTCAGAATTTGCTGACTATAAAGATATGGGATATACTTGCTGCGAGTCATGCAACTACTATTGGCCCACCCATTCTGAGGCTCTATGATAGTAACAGACGATAATTTTGAAACTGTTATAAATAGTCATAAGATAATCATGATAGACTTTTGGGCGGAATGGTGTAGGCCATGCAAAATGTTTTCCCCAATCATAGAAGAAGTTTCTCAAGAGACTGGCATATGGTTAGGAAAAATGAATGTCGACAATGAGCTAATAAAGCAGGTCGAATATCAAGTAACAAGTATCCCTACTACTATATTGTTTAAAGACGGAAAGCCAGTAAAAAGAATTATTGGTGCCAAGCCTAAACATGTTATGTTGGAGGAGATTAAAGAATGGATTTAGCTTTTGACGATTGGATTAAATTTGGTTATGACAAAGGTTGGATATCAGATGTTTTTTGCAATACCCACGACGGCCCTCCAATGGATGACGAAGAATTAAAGGAGTGGGATGAAGGCGGAGATCCATGTTCTTTTCAAGTAAGAGTATGGGAACTAGAATAGAATTCTGACTCACAATATAGAGTCAGAGTATATAAGGAGAAATAAAAAGAATGAAATCATTCAAGAAAATCGCTCTAGCCGTGGTTGCAGCCATGACTATGGGTACACTTATTGCAACACCTGCAAGTGCTGCG